ATTACCAAGAACTGCATGAACCTTATATTTCTTAAGAGGTTCAAGAACAACTCTTTTTGTCCAATCAAAGCTCCAATAATCAGTTGCTTTGCGATTGTCAAACATGTCACCCATATGAATGACTGTATCAATCTTGTATTTCTTTAATGTGGGAAAGAATACATTTTTATAAAACTTTTCAAAATACTCATGGAAGACTTTACTTCCTTTTTTAAAATTGTAGTGAGTATCAGTAATGATGGCGATCTTCATGAAAATCTGTAATTAATATTATCCTTAATACTATTCATATCTGCATAATCACCATCTTCTGATGTGAAGACTTCATCATAACCAGACCTTTCAATAATCTTGGACTTAATTTCAAGTTGCTTCTTTTCTTTAGCAATTCTTCTCAAGAAAGCATAGTAAACAATTTGCGTAAAATATGCAAAAGGATTGGTTCTGTTGGTATCAAAGTTGTGAATATACTGAACACAGTTCTCAATACCATCACAAATCATATCATCCTTGAACATGTAGTTCACGAAGTTTGGTTTGTATGCAAGATGATTGGCAATACGCAAGAAACAGTCACCAAGGTAGTTACTGATCCTTGGTTTAGGAAGACCCTTCTCCTTGGCATCATCTACCTGCTTTTTATACTCAACAAGAGCTTGATAGAAGTCCTTGTTATTCACATAATGCTCTGACTTTTTCTTTGTCTTTACCATTAACATTTGCATTAAATTTGTCCATCATTACAAAATAAGATGTACTGATTATAGCACCTGATCAAAAGAGTTGACAACTTTCCCAAAGGTGATTAGAATCACTCTGTTAGGGTTGAAAGATGGGGACTAGCTATTTTTATAGAGTTTCTCTAAGGACTTACGGGCATCATCTACTTTTGAGATGAACCCCATATGTTTGTCCAAAGAAACTTGGGATGAGTTGCTTATAAATTTTTGATAGATTCTAATAATCTGATTATCACTAACTTCAGTCATCGTGATAACTTTATTCATATCAATTATATAGATGTCGTCATCAGGAATCATCATCCAGGGTTTAACTTTGTAACCAACTGTACCTTGAGTCTTAGATACCATTGGTTCTATTATAACAGGACTTTCAAGGATCAGTAAGGTTCTATCATCTTCTTCTGTTGGAGATACAATTGCAAAGATTTCTTCACCTGATACTAATTTGATTGCTGCATAGAATTCGTTTTCCATTTATTTCTTTAAATTGACAGTTATGATTTCATAATTAAAATTCTCTTCATTGTAAATTTTAATTCGTTCTACCAAGTGATTTAATGTATAGTTTCTTTTTGAGTTGTAAGTAGTATCATCAGCAATGTCATAGAGAGTAGCTGATACCTTTTCTTTACTTTTTCTTAAAACTCTTCCTATAGATTGTAGATTTCTTATTCTTGATTTGCTTGGTGACGCAAAGATGATGTTATGAAGATTCTTAATGTTGATACCTGTGCTGAAAGTTCCATAAGATGCTACTATGATTGCATTAGATTCATCCTCTGCAATTTTTCTTACTAATTCTCTTTCTTCAGTATCCACACCACCATGAATAAAAAATACCTTTCTATTGTCACTCTTATCCTTATTTATGACTTCATACAATGGTTCACCATGAGTAGCAACCCTATTAAAAAGAACCAAAGTATTACCTTTTAGATCTAAAGTTAGATTTTTAATAAACTTGTTACGTTTGTTATGCGAAATTAAATATTGAACTTCATCTTCATAAACTTCAAACTTTTGAGGTTCATGCTTAAGAAGAAGAACTTTAATATCTAACTTTGAAAGATAACCCTTCTTAATCAGTTCATCAGTTTTAATTAGTTTGTATGTTGCACCAAATAATCCTTCAAGAACAAGTTTGTGCGTTTGTGTTCCATCAAGAGTTCCAGTAAATCCAAACCTATACTTTGCATCATGCAATTTGGACATGATGGAGACAAGTGACTTTGATTTGAATTGATGAGCCTCATCGCCAATCACAACATCAAATCTATCAAAGAATGGTTTCTCCAATTTGTAAATAGATTGCCATGTGGATATGACCACTGGTTTATTGGACACTCTCTCGCTGCCACCATAGACCCTGTGGCAGTAATCGTCAGAGTTCCAACCATAATCCTCAAAGTCCTTATACATCTGTTCTACAAGGGACGTAGTGGGGACTATGAGAAGAATATTCTTATCCTGTTCAACAAAGTATCTGACTATAGAATAAATCATCAACGATTTGCCAGATGCTGTAGGAGAAAGTAAAAGTTTTCTCTTATACTTTAAAGCATCAAACACACCTTGAACTTGATAATCTCTTGGTGTATGTGAGCAAATACTTTGCATATAATCCTTTACACCTTCTAAAGAAATGGTCTCATCCATTTCTCCAGGAAGACCATAGTATTTGTTTTCCTTAAATTCAAAGGTATAGTTATGATTATCACAAAATGCAATAACTTTATCTAATAGTCCAGAATAGATCTCACCAGTTTGAAGATTGAAAAGACGTATCTTTCCATCCCAGTGCTTACTTCTATATTGAGGCATGAACTTTGCCCCAGGAATATCAAAAGTAAACTGATCAGATAACTCATAAAAGATATGAGGTTCTGCTTCTATCTTTAGATAAATTTCATTCTTTTTTGATATGATTAAATCAGACATATTACATTCCAGATTGGAATCTCAAAAAGTCAATAGAGTTTTTGATTTGATAGGTTCTATTGGAAATCATTTTTATAATTTCCTCAAGATATTTTAATATTGTATCATAATATTCTATTTTGATAAAGATTTCTGATAGTTTGACATCAGCATCAAGATGCTTTTGCATTCCTTCTTTATCTCTAACTTTGTATGGGAAAGGTTCTTCTTGATACTTTTCTAAAGTAGACTTTCCAGCATAAAAGTTATAACGCTCTAACTTTCTTTGTTTGTAATCAATTTCTGATTTTTTTCTTAACAAAGAGAAGTTGTTATACATTTCATAATATTTGGCATGTAATGATGCAACTTTTAAAGATTCATTATGCAAATCATCTATATTGATTTTTGAATCTTCTTTCCACATCAATTGAATATCATCAAGAGAAATCATAGACCAGTAATAATTCTATAGTAAGTATACTTAAAAGTTACCTCTGCAGTAAAATATCTAACGTCTTCTAATGTTGCATCAAAATCTAATGCAGAAAGATAGACTGGATATAATCCTTCAAAAATAACTTTAGATTGAACATTAAAATTGCTGTTCAAAATATTTAGTGTCCCATCAGAACGCTCATAAAAATCTCCTTTTAATGCTGGAGAATTATATGATTGTGAGTTGTCTCTTAAGTCTGAATATTGTTCTAAACTATATGGAAATCCCAGACCAGTCATCCAGTTCCAAATTTCCATATAGTTTTCCATATTTTCATCTACAAGAAAACGTAGACGAAAATCTTCAAAATTCATTTTGTCGCCAGGAATATCAATATTTTTTCCATAGCGAGTTTGAAGTGCAGAACCTAAAGTGATTGCAGGAATTCCTGCATAGTTGGAGAAAAAATCTACTTTAGGTGCTTTGTCTAATGCAAACTTAAACCCAACTGGTGATAATAAATTCCTGTTTGTTGGAGTTCTATCCAAATATTGAGACATTTTTTGAACTATTTATTCCAATAAAAAAGGGGTCCTTTTGGGACCCCTGAAGATATGGAACAGAACTCACATGAGGTTCTTAATAGCAACTCTTCTGTAGTATCTGTTTGCATTTGCCTTGATGGCACCAAGATCTTGTGAAAGACCATTTGCAAATGGGTTGGCAACCATACCATATCTGGTCTTGAAGCCAATCTTGGGCTGGAAGGTGTCCTGACCAACAGCACGTACCATCTGGAGAGGTACATATGGGCAGTAGAACAGACCAGCATCATAAGGATTGGTTCCCTTGTAACCAACAACATAGTATTGGTTAGCAGCAAGGTTTGCAGAATATGGGTCAATGTAAACCTTGAACTTACCATTGAGAACACCAGCAAAAGTATTGCCAGTATCATCAACATTCAGGTTTGCATTCAGAGCAGGGGTGTAATCAAGCAGACCTGCCATGGTCAGTGCTGAAGCAACATCAGATGAGCAGAGGATGGTGTTACCCTTCCCTCTTCTTGTTCTGAAAGCAATAGCATTAGCATCTCTTTCGATCTGGAACAGAAGTCCTTTGAACTTCTCAACAGACCATCTACCATTTGAGTCAACATCAAGGTCAAAGAAACCAGCATTAGCAACATTGACTTGAGCACCAGGCTCAGCAATCTTGTAGATGGTTCTGATGACTTCTCTGTTGATTTCAGCAAGGATTTCTGAAGCAAGAATGTTTGCCAGTTCTGCTTCAGCATCAAGACCATGGATAGCCTTGAGATCCTGTGCCAGTTCCAGGGTGTACTCAGCCTTGAGTGCTCTTGACTTTGCAGTTACTGAAAGCTTCTCAATGCTGAATGCCATCTGGTTGAACTGATCACCAGTTCCAGCACCCAGATTCTCAGCATCATAGGTGGACATACCTTGTCCAACTCTGTACTCTCTTCCAGTTGCACCAGAAGCATTCAGGTCTGCTGGGTTGAATCCATAATCAGTCTTTTGTGCTGCAAGAGCACCTTGACCTTGGAAACCAGTAGTACCAAAACCTACAGATGCACCATCATCTGTGCCACCAGTGTAATCACCAGTAGTGGTGTTATAACCTGAATCTTGACCAGAGTATGCAGTATCAACTTCATCAAAGAAGGTCTCATTACCAGCTTGATCTACATATCTGCTTCTCATTGCAAAGATCAGTCCAGTAGGACCAGACATTGGCTGAACACCAGCCAGATCATATGCAACCAGATTAGGCATTGAACGTCTGATCAGTGAGATCAGAACTGGATCAAAACCTGCTACAGGACCAGCTGCAGGTGCTCCACCTGAAAATCCTGCTGCCCCACCAGCACCAGCATAGCTAGCATAAGAACCAGCAGGGGTTTCTGAGAGGAATCCTCTCTCTTCTTTTAAGAATCTCTCTTGGTTTTCGAGCAGAACAGCGGTTACAGCCTTTCTATAAGGATCTTTGATCTCATCAAGACCATTAGCCTCTAAAAGGGGTTCCCACTTCTTCTGCAATTGTTCTGAAAGGAACATTTGCTTTTCTCCTTGTTTGTCTTGTTAAAGTGTTGTTTTAACTGAAATTATTTATAATTAAGGTTTATTTCACTTAGAGAATTTAGAAATTGCTCTGAGGTAAGCATTCATATTTGGACCATAATCCTCAGTTGCCTCTTCAGTCAATACTTCATCTCTTGAAGAACCTGTTGCTCTTGTGAAATATGATTCCTTCAGAGCTTCCAGTTTCTCACGATAATTTTCCTCACCTTCAAACTCAACACTTTCAGCAAGACTTGCAAGCTTTTCCTTCTGAGTTAAAGCTAACCCTTCAGCAACATCATTAAAAATGGTATCACTTACAGCTTCGCTGAGTCTCTTATTTAATTGAACATTTCTTTCGATTTGTTCGTTGAGTTTTTCTTCCATTTCATCTAATCTCATAACCATATTTTCTAACACATCATATCTATCTTCAGGGATTTCTACATAATGTTCTTCAAAAAGTGACTTCAGACCAGTCATGAATGATTCTGAAAGTTCACCCTTCAGACCATTCTCAATCTGAAGAGCGTTTTCATCAATCCACTCTTCAGCAACATACTCAAGGTATGAGTCAACTCTATCTGTTAACTCTTCTTTAATTGCTGCAACTTCTTCTACAAGTGCTTTATTAAACTTATTCTCAAGGGATTCCTTGATTTCAGCAATCTTGCTTCTAACAGCAGCTTCAAAAATCAGAGAAGCTCTTTCTTTGAACTCTTCTGAAAGATCTTCTCCACCAATTAAAGCATTAACATCTTCAGTGAAGTTGAGATCAAATTCTTCTTTCATATCATCTTCTTCATCCTCTTCTTCTTCATCCTCTTCTTCTTTCTCTTTCTTCTCTCCTTTTTTCTCCTCTTTATGCTCTTCTTCAGAAACTACTTCTTCTGTGTCTTCTTCGGTTTCTTCTACAAGTTCTTCATCAGTTTCAACTTCTTCATAACTTGCTTGCTTACCAACAATTTTAGCAGGCATTGGGTCAGCAGATCCAGCACCTTTATTAACTACATTCTTGACTTGCTTCAGAGTAGCACCAGGGGTCTTCAACTTGTTAGAATCCCCAAGAGGGTGATTTTCTCCAGTTGGGGTAGGACCACCAAGATCTTCCCAAGAGCCTGATTGACCTTCCACTTTGGCATCAAAACTTGGTCTTGATTCAGCAGGTCTTGCACCTTTGTTTACAGCGGTGACTGATTTTTTAGTAGATACTTCCATTTCTTGTAAGTTGTTACCGGCACTCATTTGTATACTCCGAATAAAAATCTTTGATTTATTCTATATTTATTTATAAATTACAGATTTGAGAGATAATCATTTAACAGTTTAAGTTTTTTCTGCTCTGACAATCTTCTCTGTTTTGCATATGACTCAACTCTTTGTCTTGTCATTTCTGCTGCTTTTTCTTTGAGAATTCCACCTTCCCAAACCCATTCCTTACCTTCCATAATTCCTTGGACAAAAGCATCAGGAGCAGATGGGTCAGCAACAATATCTGCTGCAGTTGCTAACATAAAGTCATCTGCAACATATCTAACACCATTCTTTTCTACAAGAGAACCAATGCCTCTTGAGGAAACTCCAAGTTTTACTCCTTCACCAAGAAGAGATTTGGCAATATTTCCCATTGGAGTATCAAGAATTTTTGCCTTACCAACAAAATTATTACCTTCTGCAGTAAGAGAAGTAATCATATGTGATACTCTATCCAGATTTACAGTAGGACCATCTGGATGACCAAGTTCTCCAAGAGCACGACCATTTGCAATAAATGTGTCATGATATCTCTTAACTTCTCTTTCTAAAATAGTAAATGGGTAACATCTACCATTTCTATTTGTTACTTCAGCTTGAAGAAATGGTCCTGTAATGTACAGAGATTGTACACCATTCTTTTCTTCAGTAATAATTTCTACTGATTCTATCTCTTCTGTGATAAGTTTCATTTGTTTAGTTGGTAAATCCTACTTTATTGGCTGGAATAGCAGAAGTAGCCCAAA